CGCGCGCCACGCGCGCCGCGACGCCGCCGGAGGTCACGCCGGGGCCGCCGGCCATGGCACCCGCGGCGACCGCGCCGCCGACGCCGCCGACGAGGCCGGAGTAGCCCGAGAGGTAGGGGTGCCTCTCCTCGAGCCCGCGAAGGTACTCCGTCGAGTTCTTGCGCGCCTCGTCACCGCCGAAGAAGTCAGCGACGTCGCCGATGCGTTCGTCGAGCGGGACGCCGACGCCCTCGAGCGCCGACTTCTCGTAGGCGTGGAAGCTCGCGATCGAACCCTCGATCGGGTCGATGTTCTTCTCGTTTGCGGTCGCCTTCTTGGCCGCGGCCACCTCCTTCGGCGTGGCCTCCCTCGCGCCCTCCGTCTCCTGCGCGCGAGCGAGCGACTCCTCGGGGATGTCTTCGACCTTCCCCGTCAGCGGATTCGCGATCGTCTTCTTCGGCTGCGCGTCCATGTCACTCGACGTCTTCGCCCTCCGGGGGAACCGACTGGCCCGAGTAAATCTGGCCGGTGTACTTCCAGCCAGGGCGCGTCACCATCGGAGCGCCTTTCCCTTCGTGCGCCGGCTCCTGAACCACGCTCGGCTGCACCACGTAGCCCGTCGCGCCACGGACGCGCGCGTCGAGGACGCCGTGCATGAGGTTCATCGAGTGCATGATGACGCGATCGTGATCCGCCATCGAGCGAAGGACTGCGGTGGCGTCGTGGCCCGGCGTGAGGACGGACAGATCCTTGGGAATCTCTCCCGTGTAATCCACGCCCATCTCCATCGCATGCTTGAAGTCGTTGTCCCTCGTGACGCCCTCGCCGTTCGCCTTCTGCTCGGTGCTGATCCGCTGGTTCTGGAGCATCGTGAGCTCGTTGCGAACCGTGGCGAGCTTCTTTGCCGTCGTGCCATCGATCGGTCCGGAGAGGATCTCGCGTGCCTTGCGACGCAGAGCGAGAGCGTCACGGTCAGCCTTCGCGAGCGCTCCGGTTGCACCGGCCATCTTCTCGAGATCGGTGTACGCCTCGTGGGGGACGGCGACGTGGATCTTCTTCTCGCCAGACATGTCGCTCGCCGGCACGGTGATCACGCGCTCGGTCTGGCGGATACCGGGCGATGCGTTCCCGGAGCTCCCGAGTAGCTGCGCGGCGTGCCACTTCTGCGTGAAGGACTGGTGGACGTCGTTTGCTTCCTGCGCGGCGATCGTACGGACCGTGTCCGCGCGGCGCGTCAGCACGTCGGCGACGAGGTTGTTATACGCCGCGTCCGAAACCTGGGACGCGTGGTCCGCCTTCATCACCTCCGCCTGCTGGAGGATGTTGTCGTAGTAGGCGAGACGCGTGGCCTCGACCGCCTTGTCCTGATCGCGGAGCTGGTCGAGATGGAGACCGAGGAGTCCGGCCTGCTTGCCGGCCTGCTCGCCAGCGCTCTTCCGGGCGCGGAGCTTGGCGTCGATGTCACGGTTGATCGCCGCGTCCATGATCTGCATCGGCTCGCCGACCGCCGACCGACCGAGCGACTCCGCCATGCTCCCGCGGCGCGCGCCGACCGCAGCCACGCCCACGGCGGTCAGCGCCGAGAAGAGCGTGCCGATCATCTGCGCCGCCGCCGCCTTGTCGCTCCACATGTCCGTGGACTGGACCTGGGCCTGCTTGTTGAGGTTCTCGATCTCCGCGAGCCTCGAGCGCACGATCTGATCGCGCTCCTGCTGGATGCGCGCATGCTTCGCCGCCGCGTCAGCGTTCGCGGCCATCGTCGCTTCCGCGATCCCACGCTGCTGCTTGTAGAGGGCCTTGTCCGCTTCGCGCTGCTGACCGGCCGCCTCGATCTGGAGGCCTGCCGCGGCGCCGAGGGCGGCCTTCGCTTCCGCCGGGACCGGCTTTCCGACCTTCACCTCCTCGGACATCTTGTCCGGCTGGAAGCCGGCCGGGATGAGGCGTCCACCGCCGCCTCCGCCGCTGGTCGGCGCAGAGCCGAGATCGACCGACTCCTCGCCGCCCGCGTTCGTCGCCGCGCGCGCCGCCGCCTTCGTTCCCGGCGGAGCTCCGTTGACGGTCCGGATCGGCATGTCGGGCGAGTCGATCTTCAGACCGCCAGGACCGCCAGAGACCTTGATCCCCGGAACGTCCGCACTCGGCTTGTCGAGACCGAGACGGAAAGGATCGTTCGGATCGGCGCTCGGCGTGTTGTCGGGACGGACAGGGGAAGACAGCTCCTCCTTCGGGGGAGCCTCCGACATCGCCGGCTTGCGTGCAGCCTTCCGTGCCTCCGCCGCTGCCTGCGCTTCGGCGTACACCTTCGCCGCGTCCGCGTTCGCGGCGTCCATCTGCTCGATGTCTTCCTGCGTCGTCGCCATTCGATCACGTCCCGTACTTGAGCTCGTCGAGCTGGTGCTGGAGGTTGGCGATGGCGCCAGAGTGGATCTTGGCGAGCTTGTGCATGTCGACCATCCGCATGCCGCCCGCGTCCTTCTTGATCGCGGTCGCAGTGATGGGATTCTGCTCGAGCTCCTGCGCCATCGGACCGTAGTTGACCTCACCCTTCTCCTGTTCCGGCGGAGCGAAGCCGTCCTTGTACGAGTACGGCTCGGCCTTCATGCGACGGTTCGCGTCCTCCTTCGTCTTCTCGTCCGAGTACGCGAAGTCGCCCTCCGCCATCGGCGCAGCGGCACCGCCGGTCAGCATCTCCGCCCCGAGTCGCGCGGGGCGGTTCGGGGTCTCTTTCGGTGGAGCTCCGAACGTCTCGCCGCCGATCGTGCGGCCTCCGGCCGGGATCACGATGGCGCCGCCGTGGCGCGGGGTGCGCTCCATCTCGATCTCTTCCGGCGTCGCCTTGCGCGATCCCTCACGCGGCCCCATGCCGGCGGGGACACGCGTGACGTCGGGATCGTCGGTGCGCGCGTTCGGCCCGCCGATGACGATCGACTGCGGGGAGAGGCTGCGGTCGACGCCGCGCGGAGAGCCCGGTGGAGGAGCCGGCCTGCGCGCCTCAGCATCGGCCGCCTTGATGCGAGCGATCTCGGTCGGCGTCGCTTTCCGGCGAGCATCCGCGGGAGTCGTCGGAAGCACCGGAGCTCCGCCTGCCGCGAACTCCCTCGGATCGCTCGTAAGGTCCCCTTCGTTCGTGTGAACGTGAGCCACGCGCGGAGCGATGTGTTCGACGCCGCGCGCCACGCCCTGAAGGTAGGCCTCCTGCTTCGCCTTCTCGTCCGAGTACGCGAAGTCACCGCCGCGAGAGTCGCGGTACTGGTCGAGCCAGCCGGGAGCCGGCGGAGGCGAGTCGCCCGCGGTCTGCTGCTGCCGCGCGTCGAGCATGTCGTCCATCTGGTAGTCGTGCGTCGCCGCGTTGAACGGCTGCCCGTACGGGTTCTCGCGGATGATGTCGCCGCCCGCGTGGTTCTTGTTGCCCTGGTCGACGCGCGCCTGCGGGCTGCCGTCGTACTCGCGCTGCGCCTCGGCGAGCCACGACGGAGCACCGCGCTGCGCGCGCGGGTCGGCGACCGCGAGGAGCGCCGGCTTCTTGGCGCGCGCGTCGGAAGCGTTGTAGTTGACGCCGAACTTGGGAACCATGCTGCCGTAGAACTGACGATCGGCGTTCCTGTTGGCCGCATCCAGGGATGCCTGAGCCTCGGTCCCGCCCATCTGCATCTGCTCTCGCTGGAGATCGGCGGCCTGCTGGCCGGCAAGCGTGTTGTAACCGAGCTGGTCGTAATACTCCTGCCCCTGCTGATTCAGTTGCCGCTGTGCGAGCTCCGACTGCATGTTCGCGCCCTGGTTCGCGATGTCGCCGCGCTGCGTGAGCGCCGAGCCCGCGATGTCGCCCTCGCGAACGCCCTGCGCTGCACCTGCATACGCGCTCCGCGCGCCGGCCATCTCCGCGGCACGGCCGGACTGGATGTTGGCCTGCATCGTCGCCTCGTTCGCTGCGTTCAGGCGGCCAGCGTTGCGCATCACGGAGAACTGCTGGGCTGCGCCTCCACGCGCGCCGCCAGCCGCGGCCACCGTGTTCGCGAGCGAGCGATCCATCGCCGACTTGCCGGCGATCTCGGCGGCGGACGGAGCGTTGCCGCGCGCGGCGGTGGCGAGCTGCGTGAGCGCGTCGTACTGGACCCCGCGAGTCTGGTCCGACTGCGCAAGGTTCGTCTGAACCTGGTTCGGCTGGTAAGCCTGCCGCTGGCCCATCTGCGAGGCCATGACGTTGTAGTCGGACGCGTAGCCGTTCGCTCCGCCATGCGCGCCGCGCGCAAACTCGCCGAGCTGCTTGCCTGGCGCCTGGTCCGCCTCGTAATTCATCGGACCAGTCCCCGTAACGTTGCCGCCGGCATCCTGGCCGTAGCCGAAGAGATCGCTTCCGTCGTCGTATCCGTTGCCCGCCATGGGTCACTTCCTCGCCGTCGCCGGCCGCTTGTCGATGCCCTGTTTCTTGCCGATCTCGAACCCGATGGCCGAGAATGAGAGTCCGCGCCCGAGGGCGATGTTCGCCCCTGCACCTGTAGGCGCCGCGTCGGTGACCCTCACCCGAACCGAGCTCGCCTTCTGGTTTTTGACGTGGATTCCGATGCTTGCGGAGCCGATGGAGGCGATCTCGTCGCTCTTCCAGGGACGGGCCTGATCGTACGACGCGGAGGCCTCCGAGGCCACGCTGATCGTGACGTCGGCGTCGGAGTAGCGCGCGCCGTCGAGGTACGCCCGACGAACGCGCTGGTAGGACAGGGGGCCGTCACCGCTGATCTCGGTGGTCTCGAAGTCCATGGTCGCCCACGCGCTGCCGTCGTCGAGCCACGTGCTCGTGTCCTCCTTGAAGACGGAGCCGTCCGCAAGGATGCAGTACCAGACGCCGTTCACGACCGCGGCGTCCGCGATCGGAGCTCCGGACACCCCATTGAGCGTGTAGGAGAACACGGCCCACTGCCCGCGGAGGACGTCGAAGGAGAGCGTGCGCCCAGTCGTGCCGTCGCTCGAGTTGCACGTCACGCGGACGTGGTTCTGCGTCTCGTTCGCGACGACTTGAGCGCTCGTGATGACCGGGAAGGCGGCGAACGTGTCCTGGACCGGGTAGCCGATCGTGATGTCGACCTCGAGATTCCTCTTCAGGAGCGACCACCCATAGGACGACTGGAACATGATGCCGTCGCGAGTCGCGACGATCGAGCGCGCCGACGTGCAACCCACCGTCGTCTGCACGCGCGTCACCGCGTAGTCGGAACCGTCGCCGCTGACGCTCGGTCCGTCGCCGAGCGTGTACCAGACCGACGTGGCCGAGAAGAACACGATCTTGTCGTCCATCGAGGCCATGCCCACGATGTCCTCGTCGAAGGTGAGGATCTCGGACGGGTTGAAGCCGGGAGCGACGCCGACGTTGTCCTCGTACGCCTTCGAGTAGTAGACGGTCCGTTTGTCACCGGAGAGGAGGAAGATGCGGCTCCGATGGTGGACGACAGAGAGGGCCGCGGGCGGCGCCTGGTCGTCGTACTCCGAGTCGGTGTAGATCGGCGGCTGCGCCGTGAGCGCAGAGCCGGCGGCAAGGATGGCGTTGTCGCCACGCGTGTCGGTGATGCTGTAGCCCTGGATCGGGTACTCGATCGTCGTGAGCATGTACGCCGACGAGAGGCGGTGAAGAACCGAGCCGTTCACCTCCGTCCGGTAGGCCGCGACAAAGCACTTGTCTGTCTTGTTGATCAGGACGCTGACCGGCGTGAGATCCTTGCAGTGGAGTGCCTGCGGCGTTCCGCGGATCGCGACGTTGCAGACGTTGGAACCGCCGGACGAGACGTTGACGGTGCGGATCGTCGTGACCGGCGAGCGGTAGAGGAGGCCGGTCTTCGATTCGTACTCGGTCAGCGCGGCGTACTGATAGATCCCGTCCACCATGAAGCCGCCGGAGCTCCCGCCGCTGAGCGCGCCCATGAACGGGCCTCGAGTGAAGCCGTACGGAAACGGTCGGTGGCCGTCGTAGGAGAAGAGGGCGCCTGCGGCGATGACGAGCTCGTTCTCGACCACGATGCTCCGCCAGGTGTCGCTCGAGACATTGGCCGTGCTCTGAACGCGAGCGAAGATCGATCCCTGGCGAAACCCGTACGAGGGCGAGAGCGCGGCGTCGAGCAGACGCGGCAGCGGACACCAGACCTCGGTGCCGTCAGGGCTCGCAACCGGGAGAGGGAGGTAACCGGCCTTGGTCGACGTGTCCCCCTCGTCCGTCCACACGCCGGCATCGAGGATGCCGATCGTTCCCACGATCCGGTGCGGCGTGTCGTACGTGACCTCGCTCGTCTCCACGCACGCGAGGTACGAATTGCTGCCAGCGAACGGGTAGGCGTTCGGGTTCTCCGGAGCCATGGCGAGGCTCTGCGAAGAGTCGGACATGAACGTGTAGAAGGAGGAGCCGATCGCGAACGGCTTGGAGAGCGCCTGCGTTCCGAGCGTGGAGCGCATCGCAGAGAGCGTGCCCGATGTGTCGACGACGCGCGTGCGCGTGCGACCGTGGTACTCGGCATTGGTGATCGTGTCGTTCGTCACCGACGTCTGTACGATGGCCGTCGTAGCGGACGCGCGCACGACCGAGACGTTCATCCAGTGGTTGTTCGCGAGATGCGCTTCCACCTGCGTCTTCGCCAACGTCTGCGTGAGCGAGTTGGTCTGATCGCAGGCGTAGACGTAGCAGGCGCGATCGGTTCCAGCGGCGGCGCCGAATGCCACCCACGCGTTCTCGCCTGAGCGCGCATCGATCCCGACGAGATAGCCCGACTTGTCCGATCCAGTGATCGTGGACGTTCCGGCAACGACCGGCGTGCTCGCGAACGACGCCTTCACGATCGTGAGGTTCGCCGTTCCTGCGCTGTTGTTCTCGTAGACGAAGAAAAAGTTCGATCCGACCAGGACAGCGTCGAGCGTTCCGTTGGCCGTGATCGCATCGTTGCGAAGCGTGGCGACCGCGCCGCCGTCGTAGCTGTACTTGATGCTCGCGCCGACCTTGAAGAGGATCAGAAAGTGCGAGCCAGAGACGAGGACGCGGATGTGCGGCTCGACCTCGGACGCGAGGATCGCCGCAGCTCCGGACGTGCAGCCGCCCGTGGCCGGATCGAACTTCTCCCAATAGAGAACGCCGCGGCCGGCGCTCGTCGCGTACGCCGTGCCGATGACCACCCACGCGTGGATCACTTCCCCGGTGGAGAGCACCGCCACCGCGTCCGAGAGAAGGCCTTCCTCCGGACGTACGAGATCCGTCCACGTGACGCCGACCTCCGGAATCTTGCCAGTGTTCACCCACGAGCTCGTGGTCGGCGAGTACGAGAAGAGGCTCGCGCCGTCAGTGGCCAGGAGCTCGGCGCCGCGGCCCATGAGCCGGCGGCCGGCGGAAGGCCCTCCCGTCGTCGGAAGCTGCGTCAGGCCGTAGCGGCGACCCACGAGGCCGTCTTTGATCCACACGCAGTTCAGCATGCGCTGGAGGTACCCGGGCTTCGCCGTGCGCGGATCCACGTCCTCGTGAACACCGGAGACGAGCGGGAACTGGACGATCTCGGTGGGGAGGGTCATGCCTGCGTCTTTCCGCTCGGGATGTTGTTCGACGCGCGCGGGTAGAACCAGAGGTCGCCCTTCGCGGTCCCTGTCGCGGTGATGCGTACCTGGTTCTTCGGATCGATGCCACCCTGGTTCGTGGACTCGACGATGCTGCACGCCGCGGGGCGGCGAACGATGATGAAGGACGCCGCCGTCCCGAGCGAGTGTGTCACCACCGTGTCCCCGTTCGGGAGCGAGACCGAGACGAGCTTGCCCCGAAGGAACGGAAGCGCGCGGAGCGCGTCGGTGATGACGCGGATCCGGGCCTGGATCTCCGTCAGGAGACGGTCGCCCGTCTGGACGATGCCGCGCGCGATCTTGTCGGCCATGTCACTCCCACGGGAAGAGCGGGAGGATGTTCGTGAGGCCGACCACGTCCGTCACGCGCTCGGGATGCGATCCGTCCCGCGCCTGGACGGCGTCGATGTGGCGGAGGATGCGCTCCTTTTGCGCGACATAGAACGAGGCGTCGCTCTCTTCTTTCTGGAGGCACGCGGCCACCGCGCCGTAGACGGCGGCGATCTCGTAGCCGTTGAAACCGTCCACCACGTCTCCGCCGCTCGAGAGACGGGGGCTCGCCTTCACGTAGAAGAGGGTCGCGGTGAAGGACTGCGTGCTCGGCAGAAACTCGATGTTGCCCGCCTGGACACGGTACTGCGGGCTGGCCGAGTATGCGTAGAGCTGCGCGTTGAGCAGGCGCGCGCGCTCGTTCGTCATGAACGGCTCGAGGTTTCGCTGGATGCCGCCGATGCTGGCGGTGATCTCCTGCACCTTCCAGAAGTCGGCCGGGAGCGGGTAGAGCGTGGTTCCCGCCGTCACCGCGATCGGAGTCGAGGAACGGAAATGCGGCTGGCCCTCGTTGGCGACCAGCCGCGCGTGGAGCTCGGCGAGCTCCTGGTTCAGGTACTCCGTGATCTCCGAGTCCGTGACGAACTCGCTGTTCTCCATGTTCGCGCGCTGGCGCACGTCCGCGATGAGATCGGTCAGCGAACGCGTACGCGACATGGATCAGCCCTCCGTCTTCGGCCCGTAGTCCCTCATGCACGCCTCGACGTACTGCTTGAGCGCGCTCTCCGCCGCGCCGCGCTGCTCGGGAGGGATCCCGGCGGCCTCGGCGAAGGCGTCGAAGGCGGCGGCGTGCTCGCCCCCGCTCACGTCCACGTCGTCCTCGTCCGCGTCCGGCTCGGTGAGGTCCGGCTCCGCGTGCGAGGGAGGCTTCGACGCCCCAGGCTTTCCCTTCCCGAAGGCGAGGATCGCCAGAGCGCCGAGGCCCTTCCCTTTCGCAGCGCGGTCCACTCAGGACCCCGCGCCCGAGTCCTTCACCACGGCCATGCACGTGACGGTCTTACCCGCGGTCTCCGCGGCGGCCTTCGACGTGTTGAGCGTGGTGATGAGGAACGTCGGATCGGAGCTCGAGGCCCCGAAGTTGGAGCCGAGCGAGACCTGGGCCGAATAGCCGTCCGCAGGACCGCCCGCGGGGGCCATGACCTGAGCCTCGCCGAGCCACATCGCCCGGTAGTGGTCGTTCAGGGTGACGAGAAACTCCCCCGCGTTTGCCGTCTTCGTGATCGACTTGATGACGGATGGCCCACCGTTGGCGGTGATGCCGCCGGATCCCGTGGTCCCGCCGCACCCGAAGAAGGCAGTCGGATCCGGGTCCGTTCCGATGTTGGTCGTCACGAAGCCGAACACGATGAAGCCGAGCCCGGGCGACGAGAAGAAGCCCGGGACCTTGGTGAGCTGGTGCTTCATGTCAGGTGTCCTCGAGCACCGCCGTCACGGTGTAGTTGGGGAGCTGGAGACCGCCCGCGCCCGTCTTGTCGTGACGGATCGTGAGCTTCCCGAGCGCCGAGAGGGTGAGCTGGTTCTTGGTGAGCGTGAAGTTGGTGCCGACGAACGCCGTGAGGTTCGTGGTCGCCATGTTCACGACGCCGACCGTGAGCGCCGTGCCCTGCGCGTCGTCACGGCTCTGCACCTTGACGACGGCGTAGTTGGTCGTGTTCCCCGCGGTGATGTTCACCGCAGGCGTCATGCGAAGGCTCGTCACCTTCGCGCCGCCCGAGAAGTTCGGGAACTCGGCCATGACCTGTTCGGCGAGGTTGGTGGTCGCGCCACCGTCCGCCGCGACGTTGACCGTCACGACGCGCGAACGCTTCTGCGCGACGAGAGCCGCCGCGCTCGAGACGTCCTTGGCTCCGGCGTAACGGCCGGTGTCGACGCCCTTTGCGTAGTCCATGTCTCCCATGATCGACCTTCCTTTCTTCCTGATCCGATCAGGCGAGGAGACCGCGGACCGAGCCCGCGACCTTCTTGGACTGCATCTGGTAGTAGCCGATGATGCGACCCTCGAACGAGTCCGCCGCGTCCTCGCGGAGGATCTTGTTGCCGTCGCGGGACTCGATGAAGGGGAACTGGCCGGGGCCTTTGAGCTCCCACTTGTCGAGATCGACGCCGTGCGCGAGGCCCTGCGTCTGGTTGTAGTCCTGGTACACCTCGACGGTGCCGGCGCCGGTCGCGACCTTCACGCCCTCGAAGCCGACGACACCGTCCACTTCGGTGTTCGTGATGATCCGGCGCGTGCCGAGCGCGAGGATGAGCGCGAGGAAGTCCAGATCGTTCTCGAAGATGTGCGAGAGCTTGCCTCCGTTGCGGATGGAGACCTGGCACATCTTCTGAACCTGCTCCTCCGGCCCGAGGGTGCGGAGGTCCAGGCGAGAGCCGGCGAGACGGACCGCGTCGACGGACCGATCGAGGCCGAAGAACAAGTCTCCGCCGGTCGGCGCCGTGCCGGGGATCCAGGCCTCGAAGCCCTTGATCCCGAGGCCGAAGTCGCCATCGGTGAAGATGTAGTCATCCGCGGCGATCGTCGGGATGCCCGCCGCATCGTCCCAGGTGGTCTGGTTGACGGTGATCGTGCCCGCGTCGCGATCGACGCTCTTGATCGAGACCGATCCCGGCTTGAGCGCGCCCGAGGTTCCGTCCGCCGTCGAGACGCGAAGAACCTGGTTCTTCTCGTACTTGACGATGTCGTTGATGTTCTTGAGCGTGATCGTCGCCGTGGTCTGACCGGAGCCGACGCGGCCGATCGCGCCGCCGCCGTTGAGGTACGGCTCGTAGCCCATGTTCCGCTTCATCGCGTCCATGGCCGAGTCGAGCTCGAACTCGAAGGCCTCGACGAACGCTCCCTTGCTGTTCGCGGTCTGCCGCTGGAGGCGGCCGTCGACCGAGTAGAGGGAGTAGTTCTGCGTGATGTTGATCTGGTACTCGACGACGGCGGAGGCGTTCTTGTTCGCCTTCGCGCGGTCGAACGAGTGCGAGCGGCCGGCGGTGTGCGCGATGCGAACCGGCAGGTGCCAGTTCTTGCCGTAGCCGTCGAAGCTCTTCTTGAGGAAGGCGAAGAGCGTGTTGTTCTCGTACATCGCGACCAGAACATCGTTCGGGTCGGGGTACATGTGCTTGATGATCGCGTCGTGCGTAGTCGGGGTAGCCGCACCCATGTGTCGCCTCCGGAGAGGCCGGGGCTACCGGCACGCGATCAATCAGCTCTGAGATCCGCGCTCCGCCGCCTCGGCCTCGAGTGCCGCCGTGAGATCCCTCCTGGCTTGCTTGCGTCTCTCCTCGAGAGACTTCGGTGCAGGCTTGCCGGTCGAAGTGACCTTGGCGTGCTGGTTCGAGATGCCTCGCGGTCCATCGTCCTTCTTGGACGCTTGCGGCTGGACCCCGGTGTCCGGTGGCGCGTTGGCTGCGGGCGGCTGCTGAGACTGCCCGCGATGCCAGTCGATGATTCTTGTAGCACGAAGACGCGCCTCGTGTTCCAGGCAATCCTTGATCTCGGCGTTCGTCGGGTTGCGTCCGTGCTGTCGACGGAAGGCCTGCTGGAGACTGATCTTGGGGCTCTCCGGGTTGTCCGGGTCGGTCGGCGTCGGGCGGTTCAGGAGCTCGTTCACCAGCTTGGGGACCTCGCGCGCCTCGTAGAGGTTCGTGAGATAAGGCATTTCCTGCGGCGTGATCGAGCCGACAAAGCTGCGCATCGCCTCGTGCTGGCGACGTTCCGAGAGCTGCTTCTCCCACTCCTCCGCACGCCGCTTGTCCTCCTCCTCGCGTGCCTTGTGCGCCTCCTCGAGCTTCTTGATCCGACGAGCCTCCTCGCTCTCCGGCCGCGAGAAACGCTTGGCCACCTCGACGGGATCCTTGCCCTGCTTCAGGTACCACTCGACCGGATCGGCGAGCGCTTCGTCGAGCTGGGCGAGCTTGGCCTCGAGCTCCTTCGACTTCGACGTGAGCGCGCTCTCGCGCTCGTCGAGCGACGCCACCCGGTTCTGGTACTCGATCTCTCGCTGCCTCGCCTTCTGCTCGGCGCGCGCGACGTCGCCGAACCTCTTGGCCACGTCCGCGGCGGAAGAACCGGCTCCCGGCGTGGTGCCGGCGTCTTCGGTGCGCGCCGAGTCTGCCGTCCCGGTACCCTCGTCAGGGGACACCACGACGGGAGCCGAGCCTGCCCCCTCCTTGTCGCTCGGAGCCGGGGGGGCGGACTCCGATGGGGAGGAAGGAGCAGGCTCGGCGCCCGGCGCGGGCGAGATCGTGGTGAGCGTGGTGGTGACGGGCGAAGAACCGTTCATGCAGCGACTCCAGGCGGAGCTCCGGGCGGCGGCATGCCGGGCGGCATCGGCGCACCACCGTTAGGGAGCGGCCCCATCGGCGGAGGCGGCATGCCGGGCGGCATCATCTGGCCGGGAGCTCCCATCGGGGCAGGAGCGGGCTGCCCGGGTAGAGGGTTCGGACCATTCGGCACCCACGCCTTGCCGGTGAGGTACTTGTAACACGCCTTGATGTACTCGCGCATCGGGCCGAGACGCTTCTCGGGGAGCATGTCGTGCTTGGCCTGCTCGTAGGCGTCCGTCATCATCTTGAAGGCCATCATATGATCGCCGATGGCGTCACGGACGACCTTGTCCCCGCGGCGGAGCTTCATGATGTCGCGCTCCACGTTGCGCTTGCCGGCGAGGCGACGGCGCGCGAAGGCCTCCGTGTCATCCCACTCGAGCATCTCGTAGATGTCGTCCGTGGTGACCTGCGTGTACTGCGCGAGCTCGAGGGCGTAGTCGCGACGACCGGCCGGCGTGTCGGGCAGTTTGCTTGCGGGCTGCACGCGCGTGCGCGAGTCCTCCATGTCGAGCCCGCTCCACTTCACCTTCCGACCGAGACGCGTACCCTTGGTCGGCGCCGCGTTCACCTCGCGCTTCCCCTTCTCGCGACCGACGAGACGCGCGAGCTTCCACGCGTCCTTGGCCGCGGCCTCCTCGATGGCGCGCTGGAAGTCGTTGAAGCGCTCCGTCTCGACGTTCTGGTACGTGCGGAGCGCGAGCGCGCTCGATAGCCCGGCCGGCTTCTGGCTCTGCGCGGAGAGCTGCGAGATGCCGGTGATCTCGTAGAGCGTCTTGATGAGGTACTGGAGATGCTGGAACACCTCCGCGCTCATGCTCTGCGGCGTGTAGACCTGAGGAGGAACCGAACCCGAGTATTTGATGATCGTGGCGATGTCGTTGTTGAGCATCGCGGGCGTCACCATGCTCGAGGCTTCGATCATCCAGTGCGGCTTGGCGATCAGGTGCATCGCCATCTGGATGTCGCGCACGATCCGGTTGATCTCCCCCTGGATGCCGGCGACGCGTTCGCAGATCCCGATCCCCCACATGCCCATCGTCTGCACTTCGGGCCGCGTGTACGTGTAGGGAGAAATCTTGTCCTTGTGCTCGTCGTACTCGAGCGTCTTGCCGCGGACGCAGACGATCCTCTTGCCGGGGCTGTTCTTCCGAATCGTGTAGCCCTCGTAGACGATGACCTGATCGCTCGTCTCGTCGCGATCGAAGTCCTGACGGTCGCTCTCCACGCTCTGCGACGAGAGCGTGTCCTCGAGATCCCGATTCCAGTCCTTCTCGGCGCGACCGTTACCGGCCTTTTTCCAGCGATCGAAGGCCTCTTGCTTGTCGTAGTACGTCCGCTGCGCCTGGCGGATCGGCTTGCCGTAGAGGCACTCGCGGCCGTCGAAGATCATCTCCCACGGGAAGATGCGCTCCACGATGCCCTCGCCATCCACGATGTGAGACTTCGTCACGCCGAGGCCGTACACCGCCATGTCGAGGACGCGGCCGGGATGGACCTCGGTGTAGTAATCGAGCTCGTCAAAGCGCGCGTCGATGTACGCGTCCGCGTCCTCGCATGCCTCCGAGAGCTCGTAGTCGCCGCCCACGGTCTCGAACATGGGCCGCGGGCGGTTCTTGCAGAGCTTCGACACGAGCGAGTCGATCGCGTTCTGCGTGGCGTTGACGGCGATCCGGCCCTGGTGGGGGATGTTGCGCGTGTAGCTGTTCACGCCGAACCCGAGCAGAGGCAGGTTCGAGTAGAGCGAGGCGTAGAGGAGGTTTCGCTTCCGGCGGTCGATGAAGTCGGGACGGTCGCGGACGTGATCGGCCCAGCGCGTGAAGGCGGCGTGAGCGTCGTCGAAGGAGGCGTCTTCCCAGCGAAAGTCGGTGGCGGGGTCCTTCGTGCTACCGATCGTCGTTCGCTTCTTCGCGGCCATTCGTAACCTCTACACGAACGTTGGGGGGCTCGACCTTCAGGGTGCCAGCGTCACGATCGATGCTGGTGACCGTCACCGTACCAGTCGGCCCCGCCCCTGGCCGCCTCACTTCTTCGTACACCGAGTCGCCCAGGAGCGCACGCATCTCGCCTTCCGTGAGCTCCACGGACTCGAACCGGGCCACGTCGTCCATGTTCGTCATGGTGACGGTCCGCGTGCCTTTCTTGATGTTCTCGAACTCGCGCCGGATGATCTCGGCAAAGATCGCGGGGTTCATGTTCCCGCGGCACGCCTTCATGCAGTAGGCGAGCAGATCCCGCTCGTTCGCCTTCTTGCAGGCCACGAGACGGTCGGAGAAGGCCTCGGTGACGAGGCGGAGGTACTTGTTCGGCAGCGGCTCGACGGACATGCCGCGCTGACGACTACGGAGCTCGACGGCACGCTCGTTTTCGCGCGCGACCTGATCGGGAGGCGGGTCGCCGATCCCGTAGTTGGCACCCTTGCGGACGTTGCGGAGCATGCGCTGGAGGCTCATGGGTCAGTCCGGGAGCATGTCGAGCTCGACGTCGCTCGGAATGCGGTTGAAGAGGTTCGTGTAGTGCTCACGCTTCCGGGCGCGCGGATCTTCTTCTTTCTTCTCGCCCGGCTTGGCCTTCGGCTGCGGCTCCGGCCCGAGGAGAACCTCCTTCAAGGAGCCGTCCGGGTGCCACTCCGCCTTGACCGCCCCGATCTTGCGCATCGCCTCGCCGAGCGCGATCAGTTCAGAAACGGGATCGCTTCCGGCTCCTGCCCCACCCACGTCGCGTCGTCTGTCTCCCACCACTCTCGCTCCTTCTTCTGGACCTCGCGGATCCGTTCCTCGAGCCGCTCCTCCGCCTCTAGCTTGTACGCCTCCGGAGTGCCAGCGCTCGGACGTGGCTTTCGGATCTCTTCGAGGTAGTGGAGCGTCGCGCGGTAGCCATAGAGCGCCGCGTCTGACAGGTGGTCCTTGCACCCCTCGAGCGGCATCTCGCGCTCCTCGTCCCACGGGAGCGACTGCCACTCGCCGACGAGACCGTCGTTGCCGGCCATCACTTTCACGAGCCCGGCGCGAATGTCGCCGGCCATGATCTCGATATAGCCCCGCTTGTTGTTCTTCTCGGCCGGCTCGATCGGAATCTTGAAGCGGCGACGCGCTTCCTCGACGTAGCCCTTGCCGAGACCGCCCGTGTCGCCCACGATCCGCGCGAACGGGTACTTCTTCGTGTACATGAGCGCGACATCCGCCGCCTCGGCCGGCGTGAGCCCGCGCCGTTCGGCCGATTCGATGACGTAGACGGTTGGATCGTCCTGCTGCCAGCCAAGGACCACGAAGGCTGTAGAGTCCACGTATCCGTAGTCGATGCCGAGGACGAACTGCCACTGGCGACGCTTCGGATCGATCTCGATGCGCGGCGCAGCGTTCCGCTGACGCTCGTATGGGTACACGAGGCCCTGCGCGGCGGCGACAAACGAGCACTCGTACTCCTGCTGGAACCACCAGAGACGTCCGAGACGCTCCTTGTCGGCACGGAGCGCTTCGATCTGCATGCGCGGGACGCGCGGGTTGCTCCACACATCCACCCGATACTTGTCCCACCGCCCGGAATCGGCCTCGTGCCAGATATCGGGGAAGTGATGCTTGCGCATACCCTTCGGCGTGCCGAGAAGGATGTGCTGACCGTCCGTGGTGAGGAGCATCGGCTCCATTGCCTCGTGGACCGGGTCCGGAACGAGCGCAGACTCGTCCTCGATGATCATGTGCGCGGTGTACGAGCGCACCGTGTCCTCGTCAGCGGCGAGGATGATGATGCGGGAGCCGTTCTCAAACTCGAGCTCACGCTTGTTGTTCGCCGGAGTCTCTACCTTCACCGTCTTGAGCGCACGGAGGTGGTCGTCGACCTTGCGCCGGAGCTCGAGGGCCTGCGGAATGGCCGGAGCGACGATCAGGATGAGCGATCGGGGGAAAAAGATGGCCCGGTGGAGCGCTTTGGCTGCCGCCGTCGTGCTCTTGCCCTGCTGGCGAGCGACGTTGACGATGATCCGGCGGCTCTGCGAGCGAAGGAGCCTCTTTTGCCACGGATCGGGCGTGAAAGAGAGCTCGGACTCGCAGAATGCCACCGGATCGGCAGCGTGACGAAGACGCCGGAGGCAGGAGTCGAGCTGCGCAGCCGGCGAGAGCGCCTCAGCGGGGCTGGACGCTGCCTTCTTCGCGAGCCTTTCGAGGTTTCTCTTCGCGT